GTAACTAATGCAGGTAATAAGCTTTATTTGTTTGAAGCTGCGGCTCGAGAGGTTCATTCTATAATGTATCGATTGAAAGAGGATAAACCAATAGAGTATCAGCCTCATAATGTCACTAAATTGAAAGATGAGGCGAGATTTTTGCATGAGAAGGCATTGGATAAAATACCTTATTCTTTTTATCGAGTACGGGAGTATTTTATAACTCCGCTTACAGGTACATTGTTGTCTCATTTGTTATCAGAATTTCGATTTTTGTTTGAACGAGGAGATTTTATTACGATAGGGGTAACTCCGTGGTATGGAGGATGGTATCAGTTAGCAGTGGCTATGAATTATGATAATCCCGATTTGTTCTGGGTAGATGGAGATATTTCAGGTTTGGATAAACATATTACGGACTGGCAGTTACATATTTATATGACATCAGGTATGAGGTACTGGAATTGGGGTAAGATGAATCCATCGCAGCGACGAATGTTAAAGCGGTTGTATATGATAATGACGTATCATATTACTAATAAGATAACGTTACAACCGGGGACTATTTGGCGAATAATATTAGGTACTATGTATTCAGGAGGAAAAGAGACATCACATGGGGATAGTTGGATTATGGGTTTGATCTTTTTTTTGTATGTAGAATATGTGAAGTTACAGTATCCGTTTTATGCCGATTATATACAGATGTGTTTGGTTATGCATTACATCTGGATAATAGTTTATGGTGATGATCATGTGTGGTGTGCTCCTAAGGTTCTGAGAAATATAATGGGAGCTAATAGTTTTGCTTTCTTTTTGAAGTCTTATTTAGGAATGGAATTACGAGATTATAGAGAATATGATAGATTTCTTTCGGAGGTGGATATTACTACAGGCCAGTTTATATATAGAGGCCCTCGATTTTTGAAGAGATATTGGATATCTTCGTATTTACCAGATACTGCGCCAGTACTCCCTTATAAGCATTATTTAGAATCTACTTTACGAATGTGTTTGGTTCTCCAACCAGATGGATACCCAGAGTTAATGTTGAAGGCGATAGGACAAGCTTGGGATTCTATGGGGACTAATCCTGTCTCTTATGTAGCTTGTCAAACAGCTTATAATTATGCTACAGCTCGATGTCAGTTGACTCCTAGAGAAATATATATGTTATGGAAAGATGATCCAGCAAAGAGTAAGTTTTTAAAAAATTTGGTAAAAAAAATATCAATGACCGTAACAGAGTTTTTTGAGTCATTTCCTTCGGAACGTATGTTACAATCACGTCACGCATTTATACCAGAAATGTGTAATAACAGACCGGATATATTTAGAGTAGCCGATTTTTAGGTCAGGGCAATACCTTAGCCAATTTATATAAAAAA